GTCACGACGATCTCGTCGTGGACGGTCATCAGCATGGTGGCCTCATCCGGGAGGGACGCGTGGACGTTCGCCAGTGCGATCTTCATGATGTCAGCCGCCGATCCTTGGATCAGGTGGTTGTATGCCTGCCGCTCGGCCATGGCCCGGATGGCTTCGTCCCGGCTGTCGATGTCCAAGTAGCGCCGTCGCCCGAAGATCGTCTCGGAGTACTTGTCCCGCTTCGCGTGAGACAGGACCCGACGCTTGTGCTGGGGGATCTTCGGGAAGGACCGGGCGAAGTAGTCCATAAGTTCCCGCGCCTCTGTCATGGTGCAGCCGATGTCCCCCGCGATCTTGGTGGGGCCCACTCCGTAGGCGATGGCGAGGACGAGGGTCTTGCCGTCGGGGCGCTTCACGCCCATCCGGTCAGCGACCGTCTGGTACACGTCCTTGCCGTCGCAGTAGGACGCGATCATCGTGGGGTCCTCGGAGAGGCTGGCGATGATGCGGGGCTCGATCTGTGAGTAGTCCGCGACCACGAGCATCTCTCCGGGGTTCGCCACGAAGGCGTCCCGGATGCGCTTGCCGATCACGGACCGGCTGGGGATGTTCTGGAGGTTCGGGTTCGAGGACGAGAACCGCCCCGACTCCGTGCCGCTCTGCTTGAACTGGCCGTAGACCCGGTGCTCCCTCAACTGGGAGGGCTTGTATGCCCCACCGCTCAGGGGCTCCCCGCCCAGATAGGGCTGGACGTAGGTCCCGTACAACTTGGCCTTCTGGGCGTACTCCAGCATCTTGTCCACTACCGGGTGGCTCGCGAACGCCTCCAGCACGGAGTTGTCGGTGCTCATGTCGTAGATGTCTGTCGCCAGTCCCCGCATCGCCTTGTCGTTCCCGCCGGGGGTCAGTTTCGCACTGCGAAGTCCCAGCCCTCCCTCGGACTTGGGCCGGAACAGCAACTCCTGCTTCTGGGCGTTGGACCGCAGGTTCACCTCGCGACCGGCGTACTTCTTGAACCACGCCTCGATGTCTCGGATCTCCACGAGGATCTCGTCACGGAGGTCCTTGAGCACGTCCGTGTCGATGTAGACCCCGGACTCCTCCATCTCCAGCACGGGGTTCAGGACGTTCATCTCCAGATCCATGAGCCACTTGATCTGCGGGGTGAACTTGCGGACCAAGGACTCGTACACGTCGAAGGTGGCGACAGCGTCGAGCAGGGCGTACTTCGCCACCACGGAGAACCCGTGGTCCTCGATCTTCTTGCCGACGCCCTTCTCCAGCGTGTCCCCCAACTCCCGCTTCAGGCAGTCCGCGAGGCTGAGGCCCCCGATCCCGCGCATCTTGCCCGTGACCCTCCGGGAGTCGAAGAGCCATGACGCGATCATCGTGTCGAAGAACGGCCCGTCGATCCCGCCCACGAAGTACTTGCCCATCCCGTGGAGGTCGAACTTGATGTTGTGCCCGACCTTCAGGAGATGGGACTGGAAGAGCGCCTTCAGGATGGGCATGGCGACCACTCGATCCAACTGCTCAGGAGCCGGGTGGAAGAACCGCTCCATCTCCACAGTGGAGAGGTCGTACTTGGGGTTGAGATCCTCGTAGGGGATCCCCCGCGCCATCCGATCCCGGCCCTTCTTGTTGGGGGCCAGACGCTCATTGATCAACTCGCCATGGGGGTGCCCCATCGGGATCACGTCGGAGCGGTAGGGGTTCGCGAGGGAGAGCCACACGACGTGGGCCACCAGCGGGTTGGACCGGTTCTCCCCCATCGTCTCGATGTCGAAGGCGAAGGGCTCGTCGGCGTCGAGGTAGTCGTTGACCAGATCGATCAGTTCTTCTTGGGTGGTGATGAGAGCCACAACGGCCTCTTTCTAGTGGTGGGGGTGGGACGAGAGCCCATCCCTCCCGACGTGAGCCGCACAATCGGGAGGGACGGGTGTCTCAGTGGGTCAGGAGTGACCCATCGCCTCGTCGGCGATCTCCTGCAACTGCTTGCGGTTCCACTCGCCCAGAACGTCCTTGGGCTCGGGGATCACGGCAGCCGCCACAGCGTCCTCCGCCTCGTCCAGATCGATCTCCCAGTCCTCTTCGAGGTCGCGATCCTTGACAGGGGTGAAGGTGTACGAGTACTTCTTCCGGCGAGTGCCGGAACCGGCGCTCTCCGTGCGGCTCACGGACCACCAGAGGCGGTCGAGCGGGCCGGTCTTGGCCGACGCGTCGTGGGCGATGAGGACATCGTCCAACTGCGGGCCGACCTCCATCGACTGGGTGAGGAAGTCCTCACCCTTGGTCGGGGTGAGGTTGAGGATCGGGTAGACGATCTTCTGGCTGATCTTGACTCCGATGGCGCAGAGCGGGCACCCCTTGCCCATGCAGGGGAAGGACTGCTTGCCATCGCGGGTGACCCAGTGCTGGTCGTAGGACCACGGCTCGTTGCTGAGGAACTTGATCAACTGAGACTCCTCGTCCCAGCGGAAGAACGCGAGGCTGGTCTCGGCGACCGGGCGGTTCTTCTTGATCTCCTTGTGCCCACGGGAGATCGGGATGACGAAGTCCTCATCAGAGTCCTCATCTCCGGTCTCCTCGTCGTCCCGTGAGGAGGGGCGGCGCTTCTTGGGAGCGGGCTTCTCCTCTGCCGGGGCGGCAGTGCGACGGCGGCGGGTGACGGGGGCCGGAGCCTCCTCTTCCTCCTCGTCGTCCTCGTCGTCCTCATCCTCATCGGCGGGACGGCGACGTGCGGGCTTCGCCGCCGGGGCGGCGGCAGTGCGACGACGCCGGGCAGGAGGAGCGGTCTCCTCCTCGTCGGTGTCGGTCTCGTCCTGAGCATCAAGGTCAGGGTCAAGGTCAGGGTCAATGCGTCGTGAACGCGGCATGGTCAATTGCTCCTAGTTGTGGTTGAACGGGTGTTGGACTGCTGGACTAGCCGGGACCAAGTCTCCTTGATCTCGATGGACAGGTCCGAGTGCTTGGACCACTCGATCCTTGGCTTACCGAGAAGACCGCGCTTCTCGAAAGCCGCCATGACAGATTCGATCATGGCTTCGGTGTAGAGCCGACGGCCCGACACCTTCTCTCCTTTGACCACCATGTTGGACGGCAGTCGATAGGGCGCGGTGGGGATGTACCCGTTCCGCGTCCAGTGCCGGATGGACTGCACCGACACTCCAAGAGCAGTGGCGAAGGCCCCGATGGGGTACATGGGGGTCTCTGCGCCGTTGATCACCTTGATCGAGAAGTTCTGCTTCCACGGATCAGGGATGAACTCCACGGGGGCTGGCTTCTCCGCCATCTTCCGCTTCGAGCCGGGGTAGAACTCGTCCGGCTCCGGCTTCGGAACATCCATGTGGATGGGGTCCGAGTCTGGGTCGCTGAAGTACTCGTCAACGAGGTCGCGAGGGCTCACTTCTTCTTCTCCGCCACGAACGCGTAGATGGTCTTCTTGGGGAAGATCGCTTCCACGTCGGCGTCGGTCAGAACCCCCTCGCGCAGGGCGACCATGACGGCTGCGTCGTCCAGCGTCATCACGGGCTTGAAGAGCCGGTCGTAGATGCCCTGCCGACGGGCGATGGCCTCCGCCGCCTCCTCGTCCACCTCGTTGGCGGTCTTGGACTGGCGGACGAACCGGACGATGCCCCGGATGGCCTTGGGGAACTCGATGGTCTGGTGCTGACCGGAGGTGCCATAGGGATCGCCGAAGACCTTCAGCGCGTCCATCAGGTCCTTCTTCAGTTCGGTCTCGCGATTCGCAATGCGAGTCTTCTGCTCACGGATCAGGATCATCTCGCGGGCTTCGCGGAGGAAGTTCTCGTAGTCCTCCTCCGACATCTGCTGATGCGGCGCAGGCGCTGCCTGCTGGTCTTCTGTGAAGTCCCGGATTCCGGGCTCTCTGGGTGTCATGGGTAGAACCTATCAGATAGGAAGGGGTGGATCAAGTACCTTCGTACGGCGTGTCGTCTTATGGTCAAAGCGTAGTGGAGCCGTCTGACATTGAGATGGTCAGCACAGGACGTTCGAGGAAGGACCGCAGGGTGTCGAGGTCGGACCCAAGGGTGCCGTCCTCCAAGATCCCCTCGCCGTCCACGAATGCCTCCGCGACCGCGTCCTTGTGACTGAGCATCTCGAACAGTCGCTGCTCGATGGTGCCCATCACGACGAAGTCCTGCACCACGACGTGCTTCCACTCGCTGCTGGCGCGGCGGATCCGCGCGTTGCGCTGCTTGAGCAGACCTGCCTGCCACGGCATGTCGTAGTTCACGAGGAGGTTGGCCTGCGGCAGGTCCAGCCCATAGCCCCCGGCGTCGGTGGAGACGAACACCCGGCAGCCCGGCTCCGTCTGGAACTTGACCACCGCTGCGTCGCGCTCCTTGGCCGTCATGCTCCCGGTGAAGACCACTGACCCCGGCAGGGACAGGTGGATCATCTCCGCGACATCCACGAAGGAGCAGAACACGACCGCCTTGTTCTTCTCGTCCCGTTCGAGGAACTCCTTGAGGTACAGGGCGAGCGCGTCGAACTTCATCGGCTTCACGTCGTCCACAGAGCCGTCGTTGACCAGAGTGCTCGCGTAGGAAGACCCACGAGAGTCATCAGGGTCATCGAAGCGGGCAGCCGACGAGTAGACGGCGACCGGGTGATCCAACAGCATCCGGGCAGTCTGGATCTTCGCCATCATCTTGCCGTCCGGGTGATCCGGGTCCTCGAAGGCCCAGCCATCAGCCATGGCGAGCCTCTCGCCGATCTTGTCGGCTGCCTCATCGAGGTCCACCATGAGATCGCCGACGATGCGGTCGTAGACCCGCTGCGTCTTGTTGTCCATCCAGATCTCGACCGGGTCCGGCGTGATCACGCTGGGCAGGTACTTGGACACCTCTGGGTCGTTGACCGTCTTCCGCAGGAGGTTGGGCTTGACCCGCTTGTGGAAGTCCTTGATGTTCCGGTAGCCCTCCACCCAACCAAGGGTGTTGCGGATCAGGTGCTTCTTCTCGAACTGCCACCACGGTCCCGGAATGTCCGGGTCCACCCACTCCAAGATGGAGTACAACTCCTCGGGCTTGCCGTTCTCGATAGGGGTGCCGGACAGGGCATACCGGATTGGATATGACGACCGGACCCGCTTCAGTTCCTTGGTGCGCTTGGCCTTGAACGTCTTGATCGCCGTCGCCTCATCGAGGACGAGGAAGGCATTGAGTTTCCGGCGCGCGATCTCCTCGGCGTCTCGGATGAAGGTGTCGTACGTCATGATCACGTAGTCCATGTGGGACACCGTCGCGTAGAGCATCTTGCGGACCTTGGGAGACCCGGACAGGACGCAGCAGGAGGAGTCCGTGAACTTCGAGATCTCCCGCTCCCACTGATACATCAGGCTGGCCGGAGCAAGGATGATCCCCGCACCTTCCACGTCCCCGCTCTGCCGCAGTTGCTCCAGCGCCCAGAGAGTGGTCGGGGTCTTCCCGCAGCCCATCTCGAACGCGAGGAGGACGTTGGCTTCCAGCATCGTCTCTGCCGCCTCTTGCTGGAATGGGTAGAGGCTGTGTTCCTCACGCCACACGAACAACCGCCACCCAACCCATCAGGTCTACGTGGCTCTCTCTGTCCACCATGAGCAGTACTCCCAATCCGCGACACCCGTCGCATCCTTGTTCCCTGCACCTCTCGTGTGGGACTCGCCGGACTCCGTCCTGACGCTTCGCCACAACCTCGAAGTGCTTGACCTCTCTGTTCACCAACCGCTTCGCGGCTTCTCTCCGTACTACTTCAACTCCGACCTTCACCGATCTGTCCTCCAGATCAGGTACTGCGAACATCCGGGTCTCCAGCCGAAACTTCTCCATCACCGGGTGTCGGAGCACTGCCAGCCAGCGAGGCGCGTAGGCCCACTGTCCGGCGCATGCTCTCCCGATGATCCATGGCACATCAGATCCCGGCAGCGTCGAGAACGGCTTCGATGTCGTCGTCTGTGAGTTCACCCACGTCCTTCCCTGTGAACTCAGGGTAGGACTCGGTAGTGATGAACTCAGTTCGTACGCCGCTCTTGATCAGGGTCTTCTTCATCCGCTTCGTCTCCAGTGACCCGGCCTTGTCGTTGTCGAGCCACAGGTAGACCTGATCGAAGTCAGCCTCCCGCAGCAGTTCCACCTGAGCCTCACTCAAGAAGGAACCGCACACGGCGATTGCAGGAACGTCCATATCTGCTAAGAGTACAGCATCAAGGGGAGATTCGACAACTACCACCCACTTGCGACCACGGACGGCCTTCCACCCGAAGAAGGTGTCCGACTTGGGGACCTCCCGTGGACGGTTGCGGAACAGGCGCGTGCGCTGGGACTTCTTCTGGTAGCCAAGGAGGCGGTCAGTCTCTGGGTCCCGTAGGGGGAGGATCCACGCCTCTCTGGCCTCGTCCCAGAGCACCTCGTACTTCGCCGCCGCAGCAGCGGAGATCCGACGGGCAGCGAGGGCCCACTTGGGCGGAGGGATGAACTCCGACAGCCACGACTCTGGGTGCCAGTTCGCACTGCGAACAGGAGTGGTCGTCGGCTTGTCGATGACGACGGTGAAGTCCGGGTCCTCCATGAGGATCCGCTTGTGGGTATCGAACTCGCTCTGGAAGCGACTCGCCTCCGTGTCGCCCTTGATGTCCCGGATGAGGGTGATCAGGTTGCCCTTGTAGTGGCAGGAGAAGCAGAAGTGGATCCCGGTCTCCTCGTTGATGGACCACGAGGGGTTGCCATCCACCTTGCCCACCCGCGCCTCATGTCCGGGGCACAGGGCGACCAACTCGTCGCCGTTCTGAGTCAGTACCTCGATGCCCAAGGACTCCATCGCCGCAGCGACCGCACCCTCAGGAAGGCTGTCCATCAGTCACCTCCGGACGCATCCACAGACGAGCGTTGCGGGCATAGACCCAGCCGTAGGCTCCCGCCGAGACGATGAAGCCCCACTGCTCCGTAGCGATGGCGTATGCCAGCCAGAGCGCCTGAGCGCCCAGACCGATCAGCCACGCCCACGGCTTCTTCTGACCAGCGAAGTACAGGCCGGTGACACCGACAGCGGTCAGGACCCACGACCAGTACGGGCTCATTGGGAAGTCACCTTGTCCAGATGTACGCACACCTCAGAGGTCCCCCCACCGATGGCGGTCCACGTCCCTCCTGACTCGATGCACATCTTCTCGACCAACTGCCCCCTCTGCCCGGCGCTGTCCTGCCAGATGTAGACCAAGGTGGCGAGGATGCCGACCACCATGACGATGCCCAGAGCCCACGAGACCGCGACCACGCGCTCAGTGAGAGCGGTTCGCTTCCTCCGGTCCGCCTCCTCCTTGAGAGAGGCCATCCGGTACTCGTGGTCGCGCTCCTGCTTGATCCAGTCTTCGTCAGTCATTGGACCTCCCACAACGAGGGCACTCATGCCCGACTGGGGGATTCCCCTTGCAGTGATCGCATACGGGTTCTCCTCCCAACAGAGACAGAACGTCGCCTCGCCAGATGGAGCCGTCACCGCCCCACTGTCCGTAGCCCTTGCCGCCCATCTTGGACTTCCGGCGGTGAGCGTCAGGCAGGATCTCCACCGTGGCCCGCAGGTCGTTGTAGATCAGCGGGAGGACGGCTGCCAGTCCAGCGCGCCTTCGATCACCGGGCTCTCCCTCGGGCACGGAGTGCCAGCCCTCCGCAAACGCGTCGAGCCACTCGGGCTTGATGTCATCTCTCGCAGTCATAGCGTTCCTCGTCCTTGATCCACTCGCACTGCTTGTGCGAGCACTCGTTGTTCTCCATGTGTCGGTGGTCGTATCGAGCGATGGCCTCTCGCAAGGTCACCCACTCCTTCTCCTCGGTCTGTCCGTGGATGTTGTCGGGGGTGAGTTCGTGCCACTCGCCGTCGTCACCCTTGATCTTGACCGACTTGCCGGTAGACCAGCCTGCGATCAGGATCCCCAGTTCCGGGGCGGGGCCTGTCCTACTCACGCCTCAGCCGCCTGCATGGCCTTGACGTACTCCAACGACATCCACACTCCGGAGCGGTGTTCTAGGCTCATCTGCTGCGTGGTACCCAATAGGATCCCCAATCCGTAGATGACCTCGTTGAACACGTCCTCGCGAACACTCGTCAGGAGTCGTCCATGCTCGTTGTCGCGGACCATGCCGATGAAGTCGCAGCGGCAGTCCACATGGCCGCGAGGTGTGTCTGTGCCGTGGAGGTGGCACAGCAGATCATGCTCGGTCATGTCTCCCTCTCAGTTGAACTCGGTCGGCCACAGGAAGCCGGACCGGTAGTAGCCACCCGTCGGGAAGTCCCCGTCCTCGGGCTGGTACTTGCGGAACATGTACTGCATCCGGCTGCCGTCGTCCCACGACTTGTGTGGCTTGAGGATCGCGACCAGCCTTCCGAACCTGCCCGGCTCCACCCCCGCGCTGACATCACAGCCCAGTCCAGCGGGCTCCCCTTCGCGGCTCACTTCGCCTCCTCGAACTGGTCGCAGCCACAGGACATGCAGACCCCAGCATGCAGGGTGTGTCCGCTGTAGGTGTGACCGCATACGCAGTGCTCGCTTCCTCGTCCAACCATGTCAGGTCTCCTCGATGGTGCCGGTGTCGTAGTCGAAGATGAGATCGGCCTGAGCCGTCCCGGAGTTGCGCGAGTCGAGGATCCTCAGGATGCGCTCGTAGGCGTACAGGGACTCGTCCTCTCCCTTGCCCGGCTGGATCCGCTCCAGACCCATGATCACGTCTGAATCCTGCCCGAAGGAGGAGGAGTAGCCAGCACTGGAGGTGGACAGCCGAGTTCCCTTGGACTTGCTCGCCAGCGCCTGCGAGTTGATGACGATGGGCTTGTTCAACTGCATCGCCAACCGCTTCAGGGCACGAGTGATGTTGGTGATGGCCTCCCACGAGTTCCGCTCACCCGTGACCTCGTCGGTCATCATGTAGATGCCGTCCACGAAGATCACTGCCGGGTCATGTCGGACCGCAGTGGCTTCTACTGCACTGACGGTCGCCCCGGATGCGACATCCATGAAGTGGAACGGCCAGTCGTAGTCAGATTGGGCCATATCCAACCACTCGTCGTAGCGCTTCTCCTCCAGCGGAGTCAGGTCGCCCTTCTGGAGATGGCGGAAGTTGATGTGAGCCATCAGAGACTCTTGGCGCATCTCCAACTCACGGACGCTCATCTCGAAGGTGACGAACAGGATCGGCACCTTGTGGTTGGCGTAGATGTTGTTGCCCATCGTCAGGCACAGGCTGGTCTTGCCGACCTTCTGCTGGGCCAGCAGCGTGACCAATTGGCCGTTCTGGAGCCCCAGCGTCGCGTCGTCAATCGTGGGGAACCCGGTGGAGTAGCCCAGCAGACCGGTGGAGGTCTTGCGCTTGTCGTACTCCTCCCACCGCTCTTCCAGTCGGTCGTTGTCCATGGAGTCCACCAGATGGGTCGCCACGGGGGTGAACGACCGGATCTTGGCGAGCCCCGCCTCCATGCTGGCGATGGCGTCAGCGGTGCGACTGTCCTTGAGGTCGTCCGCGACGTTCAGCGAGACCTCCTTGGCGTGCATCCACTGGGCGTGTTCGGCACAGGTGTCGAGCAGGTAGTCCATGGCCTCTGGGATCGAGACGATCTTGTACTTCGTCCCGAAGTGGCTCTGGAAGGCCACCTTGGTCGGCACCTCGCCGTACTTCTCGTGGTGCTTGAGGATGAAGTCCAGCGCGTCCTTGTGCTCTGGGCCGTAGAACCACTTGGAGGTCATCCCCCGGTCCCTGACCGCCGTGATGTCCCGCTCGGTGATGATCTTGGCGATGATCCGGTTCTCGTTGGATAGGGCCACGGGTTACCTCAACTCCTGCATGGTCAGTCCACGACCGCCGTAGTAGGCGGAGCGTTCCGGAACGTCAATGATCCCCAGAAGGTCCGGTCGGTAGTCCATCAGGCCCACCACGTCGTTGATGTTCTCGAACTCGATGAAGTCGCTGAACGGGTTGGCTGCCTTGATCAGTGAGTCCCAGAGTCCCGGTGCGTCGTCCTCGCCCACGAAGATCAGTTCGAGACGGACCCCGTACCGGGAACTCCACCGCCACAGTTCACTCATGACCCGCAGGTCTGGGGCGCGGGTGATGGTGATGGTCTCCGTCTTGCGGAACCACCCCGCCTTCTTCACCTCACTGGACTCCACCTTGGTGAAGACCAAGTCCGACAGGACCCAGTAGCGATGGGTCGGCGCTGCGCTCAGGTCGTTGTCCTTCACAGCGCGAACTCGACTGGAAGGAACTGGCGGTGGATGTAGCCGGAGAGGGCATCCCCATGCGCCTCTTCCCAATCGTCCGGGTGGCGGTTGCTGGTGAGGATGGTCGGGTAGCCATTGTCCCCGCGACGGCGGAGGGTCCGCTGCAACTCCGTGATGTTGAACTCAGTGGCCCGCTCGCGGCTGATGTCGTCCAGAATGAGGAAGTCCGCCCGGTGGACCGCCGGTCCGTTGGGCTTCATGAACTTCTTGACCTCCTCCGCCGCCATCTCGTCCTCCTCGCTGCGACTCGCACTGCGAAAGAGCGCGCTGGCCTCCTGCCAGTCCACGAAGCGACCCATCGCTGCCCCGTGCCATGTGTAGTTGTGTCCGGTGGGGTCGGTGTTGGGGGTCTTCAGTCGGACCGCCCGCAACAAGGTGGCAGCCGCCACGGTGGTCTTCCGCCCTCCGGGCTCGCCCCAGAAGACCAGACCAACGCCGCACATGTCCTTGTCCAGCCGGTCGAAGGTGGGCCGGTAGACGTAGGGCATGTTCGCCAACCACGACTCCACCTCATCTGGCAGATCGTTCTGCATCGCGACCGCGTGCCGGATGTACTTCAGCGGGACGCCCATATGGTCGAGAAGTTCCTCGTCGGAGAGGGAGTCGATCAGGTGATCGGTCTCATAGCCATCCGGCCTGTACCAGTACCGCTTCTTCTTCTTGGTCTCAGTCATTCGTCATCATCCTTCGATACTCCGAAGCGAGCGAGAAGATCGCCGCTCAGTTCCTTGCCCTTCTGTGTCGTGGTCTTGCGCCCGTCTCGAACGGCACGGGTCGTATCTCTGGCCTGAATCTGCAACTGGGGGACCATCTGCCGGAACAGCGAAGAGAGATCCCACTCCCGGACCTTGGTCCGGGCCACGTCCCCGTGACGGACGAAGAAGGTGCGGATCAGGACTTCGATCTCCGCGTTGGTCATCCCGTCATCATCCCGAAGGGACCGGAAGGTGTGGTTCAGGTGACCCTTGTTGTACCTCCCGGTCCGGACCCCAGCCCGTGCCCGCTCCTGCTCGAACCGGTAGAGCAGCCAGTCGTTGGTGCCGACCGGGGGGACCGCCTTGAACGGCAACTTCCGCTTCGGCTTCCGCGTGACATCCATTTCCGGCATGTCCGCATCCTCGCTGAGGTTCCCGATCTTCACGTCTACTCCTTCGCCGGGCCCGGAGGGTCCGGTGCTTTTCGGTTCGTCTGACGGTTCCTCTGACGGTTCAGTGACGGTTCTATATGCAGGGGACACGGGTGTCCCTTCTGAGGGGTCACTGATGTCCCCTCTCAAGGGACGTGGGTGTCCCTTCTGAGGGGACACGGGTGTCCCTTCTCCGTTGGATACGAGAAGACGGTACCGACGCTGACGGTGGCGGTAGGACCGCTCCAGATAGCCGTCATCGCACATCTGCTTGATGGACCTCTTGACGGTCCGCACAGTGACACGGGCCTCTTCAGCAATGAGGTCCTGACTGGGCCAGCACATGCCAGTGTTCTTGTCAGCGTGGTGCGCGAGGACCATATGGACGGCAAACGTCGCACCTGTGTAGGGAGACTCCTTGATGGAGTACTCGACCCAATCGTGGCTCAATCTCTTGCCTCTCGTTTCGAGGGAGAGGCCACCTGTTGTACGATGCTCTTGCACATCGCACTGGAGGTGGACTCTCCAGTTTCGACTGCGAACCCGGCGTCAACCGGGCCCAGTCTCTGAACCGCCCTTCGGGAAACCGGGGGGCGGTTCTCTTTGGGGATGGGCACACCCTACACCACGCCCCCTCCGTATCTGTCAAGTAGGGGTCGCATCGGTGCGTCGCCCATACCACAGGGCCCTCGTTGGATATGCAGGTCAGTGATGGCGTTATCAGTCTTATTAGCGACACTTCCGCATCGTCGCAGGTCAGAGGCCAGTTCTAAGTCCAACTTCTGTTTGTTGTGGGGCCCGAATCTGGCCCCTTTCCAACAGAGGTCTCTAGAGGCCCCTAGAGCGGCGGGTATCCACGACCAGAGGGGGAGGTGTGGCGAGGCGCTCCCCGACGAGGATCAGGATCAGGACGACGAAGGCCGACGCGGTTGCAGCGACAACCAGCATCCACCCCGAGTAGTCGAAGAGCAGAGCGCCCCCGATGGACAGCAACAGAGCCACCACTCCCCGGAGCATCGGGTAGTTCAACCATCGGTCCACGAAGGACACGACGAAGGACGCGGACAGGGCAACGATCAGTAGGTCAGTCAGCACCCTTGGAGTCTAGGTGAGCGCCAGAATCTTGGTCTCTCCAGTGGCCCCGACGTAGGGCCTCCAGTAGGAGCCGAAGAAGATCTGGTGAGGACGCCCTGCTGGCTTGGCGTAGCCGATGTTCTCGTGCAGCCACTTGGCCCTCAGGACCCGGTCGAAGTAGTAGTAACTGGCGCTGTTGTCCGTGACCCCCTCCCACAGGAAGTCATCGAGCGCGAGGCTCTCTGTCATGCCCCCATCGAAGTAGGCGCACACCGGGTACTCCGTCGGATCCAGCATGGTGGCGGACAGACGCAGGCCATTCGCATTGCGAACTTCGACCGTGATCTCGATCCACCGTGCCCCTACGAAGGAGATCTGCCCCTCCTCCTCCAAGATCCGGGCGTAGGTGTGGATGAGGTTGCGGTGCCAGTCCCCGTCATCTTCGATGGTGGTCCACTCCCCAGTGACACTGGCAATTGCGGGTCCCCGCCCGATGTCCTCGTAGAACGGGGCGATGGAGGGAGCAGGGGAGATCAGGGTCCAGACCCGACCCGTGGTGCTGTCGAGCAACGCCGGGACCCCTGAGGGCGCTGTGGCAGGGCTAGCAGAGGTGGGCAGGCTCTGGTACTGAGGTCCAGAGGTCAGGTCGGTCTGATCCGTGGAGTAGTAGGCAGACATCAACAGCCGGACCTCGCCCACTCCCTTCGCGTAGACGCTGAACGTGGCCTCAGGACCTCCACGCTTGGGATCCCACTGGTTCTCCTGAGTTCCGACCAAGGGCCCCGTGTAGACCATTCTCTTGAGGTGCCCAGCGCCGTCGCACACGATGGACTTGCCCACCCATGACACCGCATCGTCCACGGCTGTACCCATGCCCCAGACAGTCCATCCGGTGAGGTTCGCACGGAACGAGGGGTTCGGGATCAGGTTGTAGTGCTGGGGGAGCAGGGTCAGCATGATCGACCGAGCATCCATCGCCATGAAGTCGCGATAGGGCGGGGTGTAGACGATGACTTCGGGAGGGCCTGTGTGCTCAGACTCATCGCCGTAGGGACCGAGGCCGATGGCTCCGGTTGAGGCGGCTAGGACATTCACCACTGGTACGGCCCCCTATAGGCTCGAACGAGGACATTCCATGAGCCCTCCATAAGCAGGGTCAGGTCACTGTACCTCCACGTACCAGACGTGTTCGGGTCCTTCAGTAGGTGCCCGGACCAGCGCCCGTAGCCTGCGGCTCCGTACCCGTTGGTGACGTTGTCAGACCGGTGCAGGACGATCCCGTTGACGGCAGTTCCCTCATCCCATCCCCGGAGCAACTTCGTCCCGAAGGAGGCTGGAAGAGGGTAGGACTGCCTGACCTCCCCAGCCTTCATTGCCGGTCCTCCGGAGTACTTGCTGTAGGTGGGAGGCTGACCGCTGTTGAACGGGTTGGCCTTCGTCAGGTGCCAGACCATGTCCTGAGCAGCGATGTTGCCGGGATCCGTGTGACGGTAGGCGCGGCGGAGCGCCACCATGCTCATGACGATGTTGTCTCCGACTCCAGCACCGTGCTTGGCGTTCAGAGCGTCACGGAGATCGGAGGCGGTGTAGACGACGGTCCCCCAGTAGCGTCGAGTCTTCCCTGCTTCGAGATTCGAGGACGGGTTCGAGGCACCGTGCCAGTTGTCGCCCGGCCAGTACCCCTGATACAGGTGCGGATTCCGGTCCACGATCCCGTTCTCCCGAGCCCATCTCCACTGGATGTCCGGTCGGTAGGATCCCCACTCACGAGGCTTCCATTGGATCTGCTCGTCTCCACCCAAACGTCGTATCTCTCCCCACCCTGTGGCCCACTGGAGCCGGTTCGAGTCAGGTCCCTCCAGACCAGAGGCGTTCTTCCCCCGGACGAAGTACCAGTACGCCGTGTCCTCGTTGAGCCCCGCCACGCGGTACGTGGTCGCCATCCCCACGTTGACGACCCCCGCCGGGCCTTCCCCGTTCCTTCCCCAGTACACGTTGTAGGAAGTGGCCGATGAGCCTGCCGGGTTGGTCCACGCGAGGTCGAGCCATGCGTTGGTCTGAGCAGGGGTACGCAGGTCGATCACCGCAGCCGGGGCAGGGTTGGCTGGGGTGGTGAAGGTCTGATCGCTGTCAGGGGTCTGACCTCCACTGAACAGGTTGACCTTGATCCGCACCGTGTAGGTGGTGGTCGCGGACAGGCCCGTGATCCACCCCGTCGAGGTGTCGTCGGGGATGTCCAGATCTGCACGTCGGACGAACGCTCCCCCGCCGGTCTTGAGGTAGACCTCGTAGGCCCCGACGTGGTCGAAGTTCTGACTGTCGAAGATCTCGATCATCACCCGGTCGAAGGCCAGATTTCGCAGTGCGAAGTCCACCGGCCCGATGGGGGCGTTCAGCCAGATCCACTGTCCGTTGACCCAGTTCTTCACCGGGGACTTCTGCCACACGGGGGTGGTGTTCGGGGTGGTCTGGATCGTCTCCCCGATGTAGGTCGGTCCCTGATAGATGCTCTGGGGCATTCAGATCACCCGAAGGTCT